GAAGCAGCATATGCAAGCAGTATAGAGCTGATGCATGAGTGGTTTGTAGAAAATATGTTAAACATGCATAAGCACAGAAAGAAAGTTGTGTATGCATTAAAGGAGATCACAGCCGGGGAGCAGTTTGAAATTGAGATTTATCCACAGTTTAAAAGTATGGATGATGTACCGCGGGAAGGGCGCAGAATCGTAAAGGATAACAGCAAGGCACAAAGAAACCTAAATGACAAAAATGCAAGGAAGTACGTGGAGCGTCTAATAAACGAGAATTTTGACAACCGGGATATCTGGATCACTCTGACATATGACAATGAACATCTGCCACCGGACGGGGATATAGATGCAGCAATCAAAAATGTACAGAATTATATCCGCAGGATTAACTACCAGAGGAAAAAGAGAGGTTTGCCAAATGCAAAGTATGTTTATGTAACAGCATATAATCCGGATGCTGAAATCCGCTGGCATCATCATGTGGTTATGGATGGTGCGCTTGATATGGAAACGGTGGAAGCCTGTTGGCAGCAGTCAAGCCGGAATGAGGTAAGACATCTACAGAAGGATGAGAATGGGCTATCTGGAATTGCAAATTACATTGTGGAGGAAAAGAACCGTATCCGGTCGGAAAAACGCTGGAACAGTTCGCAGGGATTGCGTGATCCGCGCATCAGGGTGGTACATTCCAAGCGTCCGGCATCCGGGGGAAGTTACAAAAAGATCGGATCATTCGTGGACGGGATGGTTAAAGACAGGGATTCCATACCGGAAGTGTTGGCAAAATGGTATCCGGATATGGATTTTACACATGCAGAAGTTTACTATAACGAGTTTAACTGCATGTTTTACATACACGCGAGAATGAGAAAAAGGAGGCATGACGAATGAAATTTGACTGGAAGCCAGAGTCCAAGGCCAGATATTTTAAAAAAGCAGAGGCAGCAGTTAAAGAGGCAGGATATGAAGATATCCTGATTGTGGACAGAGACAAGTTTGCAGTCGTGAAAAACAGGGCAAAGGTGTATTTCCGGCCGCTGAAAAGAGAAGGGAACACACGAAGGTATCAGGAGGCGAAAAGGAACATAGAAGGGATTGCTGATAATTCTGTATGCCGGAATGGATTTGGAATGAAACAGAAAATGGTATTTATACATCCGCATATGTTGATGGATTTAGAAAAGAGAGACCAGTAACAGGAAGGAGAACAAATGAAATACATGAAAAGAAGCGAGGACACAGAGCAGATGGCCGTGGTGTCATGGGCGCGTTGGAATGTGCAGAAGTATCCGGAATTGAAATGGCTGTATCATGTGCCAAACGGCGGGAGCCGGAACAGAGCAGAGGCGGCAAAGTTTAAGCAGATGGGGGTAAAGGCTGGGGTAGCGGATCTGTGTCTGCCATACCCAAAAGGCGCGTATTGCGGACTCTGGATCGAGATGAAGTATGGACGGAACACACAGCAGGAGACACAGAAGGAATTTTTGGAAGACATGGCAGCAGCAGGACATTTTGTTGCAACTTGTTATTCCGCGCGGGAAGCGTGTGAAGTGATCGAAGAGTACTGCAAACTGCCAGCGTTTGGAGAAGATGAGTGTATTTACCGGAATCTGCACGAATACCAGACCTGTGAGCAGGCAGAGCAGGAGTTTAAGCGCAATATGATGTCTTTTGCAAATAACAGCATCCTGAAAGATGGAAAGATTCTGAAAGGAAAGAAAGAATGACCTTGGAAGAGCAGTGCAATGTGTTGGAAAGTGCGGACATGTTGCGGATCGTAAAAGGGAATATGGATCTGTTTGTCGGATATTTAGCCGCATTTACTCCGCGCATTGCAAACCACCAGAATACCATATACGAGACACACAAAGATGATCCGGTGATCCGGTTCCGGGCAGTACCGGAAGTGACGCACAGGAAGTGGAAAGAAAAAAGCCTGATGCAGCCATTGCAGCCGGAAGAGACACCAGACTATAAGTTTGAGGATATGCAGGTGAAGATGTATTACACAATATACATCTGATAAAAATTTTGAATAACATGAAAATAAACAGGCAGGAGGAAAACAAAATGAAGATTATTGCGGTAATGTCCCCAAAAGGGGGAATCGGAAAGACAACAACATCTGATTCCATGGCCTATATTTTGGGCGAGGAATACAAGAAAAAAGTGTTGGTGCTGGACGGTGATCCACAGGGAGATACATCTAAGACGTTCGGGGTGTATGAGCCGGATGGAACAGGAATGAGTGAGCTGTTGGAGAAGCATGAGACAGTTGGCGGTACATACCGGACAAATGATCTGATCCGGACAACCCAATATGATCACCTTGATATTATCCCGGCTAACGGATATTTGATGAAAACGGACATGAATCTGCTGATGAAAACGGATGAGAACCAGGTATTGCGGTTGCGTGGTGCATTACAGGAAGTAGCAGACGCATATGATTATTGCATTTGCGATTGCGGCCGTCTGTTGGATATGGTGGTAATCAATATTATCCTTGCATCAGATCTGATTATTGCACCAGTGAAGGTAGGCGGGTTTGAAATTGGAGCATTACAGTTTCTGGATGAGCAGATTGAGGATTTAAAAGACATCAATCAGGATTTGCGAATCAAGGCACTAATGACGATGCGACAGAAAAATAAAACATCACTGGAAGTGGAAGAATGGCTGCGGAAGGAATCGGGCTTTGATATGTTCGGAACAGTAATCCGTAGATCCATTATTGCAGAAAAGGCAACTACGGCACTGGTGCCGGTTCCGGTATTTGCAAAAAAAGGGATTGTAACACAGGACTATCGTGCAGCAGTTGCAGAACTGGTATGTGAGATGGAGGGATAAAATGGCTACAGGATTTAGTGTTAAAGATGCCCTGAATAAACAGAGCAAAGCGGGATTAGATGAATCACCGCGGGCACGGTTTAGAACAAAGGATATAAGCATATTTAAAATGTACCGGAACGAAATGAACTTTTACAGCGTTGAACAGATTGAGGAATTGGCAAGCGATATCCTTATGTACGGGTTAAAGCAGAATCTGGAACTGGTATATGCACCGTGCGAAAAAGGAGAATACCGGATAGTAGCAGGGGAAAGACGGTGGGAAGCACTTAAGTACCTGGTATCCAAGGGATATAAAGAATTTGAGCTTGCAACCAGCAAACTGACAACACCACAGGACAGTGATGAGGAATTGGTCGAACTGATTATTGCAAATGCATATCGTACCAAAACAGTATCAGACATGCTGCAGGAAGAACAAAAACTGAAAGAATGTTTGGAGCGCATGAAAGCGGAAGGAAAGAAACTGAAAGGGTATGATCTGCAGTCTGGTCGTTTGCGTGATGTAATTGCTGCAAAATTGAGCATGAGCAAAACGAAGATAGCACAGATTGAGGCTATAAATAATAATTTGATTCCGGAATGGAAAGAAGAACTGGAAAATGAAAGAATCACATTTTCTGCCGCTTACGAACTTAGCGGAATGCAGGAAGATACACAGAGGGCAGCACTGGAACAGAAAGAAGAATCCGGAGAGCTTACGCACAAAGATGTAAAAGAAATGAAGAATGGAAAGCCGGAGCAGCAGTTGGAAACAGGAACGGTGTCACAATCTGACACAGAAGAAAAGCCGGAGCAGCAGTTGCCGGGGCAGATGGAGATTAGAGACAAGGATATGAATATGGGTGAGTATCAGACACCGCATCCGGAAGGAATTACATCTATCTGTTATTCCTGCACAGAGTACGAGACATGCAACGTAAAAACGAGCACATGTACCTCATGCGACCAGCACAAGAACCGTAAGGAAGCATATAAGACCGAAGGGCAGAAGTACGAGGAAGAACAGGCGGCTATTGACCGTGATACAAGGAAAAAACTGCGTGATATGGCAGATGCGCAGCAAATGGAGCAATTACCGTCAGTGCAGCAGTCACGGGTGCATCAGATCCGGAGCGCATACCAGAATTTTACCGCGGTATTATCGGGAGAAAAACCGTTTGAGCTGTGCAGAGATTGCGGTTACGAAGCAGGGGATATCCTTGAAATGCTGGAATATCAGGGGGGATTGTACACGGAAAGAAAAATCCGGTGCAACATTCTGTATGTGCAGAGAGAGTATACAGGACTGGAGGATGGATACTGCATAGTAGGAATTCTGCCTATGGGAAAAGAGGAAGAGGAAGGAGAAAAAAATGAATAAAGTGATACTGATGGGACGGCTTGTGAGAGATTCGGACGTGAAATATACAGAAATGAATAACTCACAGGAACGTACATGTGTAGCAAGGTATACGCTTGCAGTGAACAGGAGAACGGGAAAAGACGGGCAGCAGTCAGCCGATTTTATTAACTGCGTGGCTTTTGGAAAAGCTGGGGAATTTGCAGAAAAATTTTTGAAAAAGGGGGTAAAGGTGTTAATTACAGGGCGCATCCAGACAGGATCGTACAACAATAAAGATGGGAAGAGAGTATATACAACGGATGTAGTGGTTGAAGAACAGGAATTTGCAGAAAGCAAAAGGACGGAAGGGGGACAGCAGCAGGAACCACCAGCCGGATCAGCTGGGGATGGGTTTATGAACATTCCGGATGGAGTAAACGAAGAGATGCCATTTAATTAAGGGCAAACAAGAAAAAACCGGATGCGGGGACATCCGGTCGCCAGTGCTAATGACTTGGTGGTGTAGTCATTATAGCACC